AGGGGTGGGGGTGTTCGAAGGGGTGGGGGTGTCCAGAGGGGTGTCCAGAGAGGTATCCGAAGGGGTGTCCAGAGGGTTGTCCAGAGGGGTGTCCAAAGGGGTATCCGAAGGGGTGGGGGTGTTCGAAGGGGTGTCACTGTCATCCTCTACCAATTCAATATGAAGATTGTCTGGTCGAAGCATACTGAATTATCCTTTATTATCGATATTACTTAGTAAATGTTATTCCTTTAATTCAATACTGACTTATTATTTTTAGTTTAATCTGTTCAATACTGACTGTATATAACTCGTGAGTATATTATAATAGGATTCTTCACTTTCATCCTCATCATCATTTTCTCCGAATGTCAACTCATCATATATTAATGGGTAGTAGTTGGGGTCTGTATTATTTTCATAATGGATTTTTCTATAATGTTCGAGTTGCACTAATTGCCTATTATTTATACTAACAGGCTGTCGACATAACGGACACTGACTTTTACCAGACATTAGGATACAGTCTATATGTACCCAATGCCCACATTCGAGGGGGGGGTCATTGATCGTTAATTTTTCATAGCATACTACACAATTTTCTGGTTTATCAAATACATTTTTATTCTGGTGGAGTTTACAAGTATCGAGGTTTTGATATCCTTTATTTTTACAGTACCTTTTATGTTTGTTTAACCAATAGCGACAGGATTGTTTTGATGGTGATGGAATGGTTGGGTTTGTTGGTGTATCTAGCATGGTATTGTATGTATATATTTATAAATATTTATTTATATTATAATTATATATTTATAAATATAATCCGAATTATATCTAATCCTCATTTAGAGTATTCAGGATAATTTTAGTGAACTCTTGTGAGATAGAGAATTGTTTTGGTTGGACCAAAAATATGGTAATTCCCTTGATCTAAATATCAGAACAAGGTCTTTATCTAAGGTTCTCAAAAAAGTTATTGAAATATCGCAGTTTATATTATCATTTACATATCTCTACCTAATGACCTTCCACAAAGCAGTACTGCAGGTATACGTATAATTTTCTTCACCTATCTTCTTGACATACTTGTGTAATAAGGCTACAATCTGCCCTTCTGGGCTCCTTATCCATTGCTGGTAAAGATCGGAGCCATAAGGCATCTTTAAAGGAGATACTAATCCTTCAAGATTGTAAAGTGCCTTATAAGCTTTACTATCGTATGGTTCCTCCCAGTCTAATATGCATAAACCATTGTCCAGTCCTTTCATTAGATAACTTAGTAATTCTTTCGTCCCGCAATAAGTTAAATCAGTCGAAAAAAAACTGCTTTCTTGTTTACTCACAACTGCTTCATCAATGTACTTGGTTATTTCAGAAATCAAATCATCACAGAATACCGTATCCAAACGCATTCTGACCATAACTTTCGCTTTCTGATACACACACCTATCAGCCATACATAAATTACATACATCAAGATTTCGATGAAATTGATATAGGGCATTTTCCAACCCCGAATCCCATGGATTGTCAGGAAGTTTTGCTGATCTGTAGTTATCTATATACTTCTGTATTGGAGCAGTATCTTCTACTTTAGTATTCATTTTGTAACCTGTATTGCTCAGATGTATGTTTCTTACTTCTCCATATTTATTTAGGAACGTTTGTGTGTCGTGTAGATGAATGTCATCTGTTGAAATGTAGAAAAATAGAGTGTATTTCTCTGACAGACAACCAAAAAATTTCAAATAACTGTTTAGTATTTCCTCCGATCTTTGTCCCCAACCGAACGGAAATGTTCTAGATAATCCACACATCATTATAGGTATTATTGGTTTTTCCATAATTAAAAGTATACCTTATAAATATCTATAAACATAGATATTATATTTATAAAATTATTTATAAATATAATATCTATGTTTATAAATAGTGCTATATAACAAAAGGATATGAGTGATAGTGATAGTTCCGACAATCACAGTACTAGTCCAAATAGTGACAGTGATATCTCCAGTCAGAGCGAAATAGATAGCCCCATACATAGCTCATCGGATAATGAATCTCAGCATGATGATAATAATACTTCAGATCCAAAAGAGTCCTATTTAGCACAAGGAGGTATAGGGGAAGCTAGGTATTATGGGTCCGACCAAAAAGCCAGTAATACCCGTCTTGGGGCGGTGGGGGATAGGGGGTTATCTACTTTTATTAACAACAGGATGATGGAAAATATCAGCAACAAACTACTGAAAAATACCCCCGCTGAGTATACAGAGACATATCTAGAGGAGATTATAGAAACCTATAGTGATTATCTTTTAGATAATGACACACCTATTTTACTTGAAAAAGTCCACCAGTTTATACCAAAAGAATCTCACTATTTAAACTTCAACATCGTTCTGTTTGTATGCGCCTATATAGTGAAAAAATCTAAAGACTATAAAGATTCTAAAAAATTCAACGATTGGTATGATAGATTGAGTGGTGTTGTAGTTAGAGAAGTAAGTACGTTTACGAAGTATGATCTGATAAAATATCTAACACTGTTAGAGAGTGATAAATCTATTTAAAGGAATTCAGACGTATATATATATATACATACATACATAGCGGGTTTTTAATCATGTCGGAAAGTACTAAATTCCTGATGTTATTCAAAAGCAACCTAACAGATTTTATGGACGAAATGGTTGAATTATTCAATCAGCCAGAATTTATAATTTTTAGGGTTATGATAAACAGTGTCCCAACTGAACAGGTTATTTCACCCTTTATCAAGTGTGTACTGCCTAATAAAGACAGAGTAGTTGTAAAAGAAGTGGAAGTATGCAGAGATATTGCCAAAGCGTGTGACCCAAAAGTAGGATCAAGTATAGATCTTATATACAATATACTAAAGGATCCAACTATAGACCAATCAACAAAAGACACTATATGGAGCTGGTTTGTTCAATTTATACTGATATGTGAAAAGTATGTTGGTGCCAGAGAGAAGGAGTTAACGTGTTAGTCTGAACAATAGTAGCAACAGGAAGAAAGTCGTTAAAATGGATAGTATAAGTATAATTGTATCCATAGAGTTGGTCTTCTTGACCTTTTTAATATAAGGATACTCTTGGCACAAGTCTTTCATAATAATACTGGTACGGTAATCTAATTCCTTGAGTCTAGTAGCGTCTGTATCCAGGATAAGCTGGTCCTCTTCTGTATACAAGTATTCAGATATTGTTTCTGTATACATCTATGTTAAACATAGAAATATTAATATATATATATATATATATATATATATATATATTATTTAAATTTTGAAACACCTGGTCGGTACGTTTAGACCAACACCAAAAAAATAACTTTAAACACATGCATACTGGTGAGGGTTCATATCTGAAACTGTTGGATGATATTCTAAAGGAAGGAGATCCCAGAGAAGACCGTACAGGGATCGGTACCCTGTCATTATTTGGTGTGGACCTTCGCTTTGATCTATCAAGTGGGTGTTTCCCATTATTGACAACCAAAAAAGTTTTTTTCAGGGGTGTGGTGGAAGAACTGCTATGGATGTTAAGGGGAGAGACGGATGCAAAGATACTACACGACAAGGGTGTAAAGATATGGGACGGTAATTCTACCGACACTTCCTATATAGAAAGGACAGGAAACCCCCCATACAGTATAGGGCCAGGGTACGGTTTCCAACTCCGTAACTTCGGAGGGAGTTACGGGGATGAATCCAAAGAGAGTCTGGAAGGGGTTGACCAACTGAAAAGGGTGATCCATCAGTTGTCCCATGATAAGAAGAGTCGACGTATTATGTGGACGTACTGCAACCCCTTACAAGAACATATGATGTGTCTACCCCCATGTCATTACAGTTATCAGTACTATGTTAAAAACAATACCCTCCACTGTCTGATGACCCAGAGGTCCGCTGATGTATTTCTAGGTACCCCTTTCAATATAGCCAGTACAGCCCTACTAGTCCATATACTAGCATATGTCAGTGGTCTACGTGTTGGGGATATAAAAATATCTATGGGGGATGCACATATATATAAAAATCATGTCGAACAATCCCATCTGCAGTGTAGCCGTATACCGTACCCCTTCCCCACCCTTTGTATAACTAAAGTTATATCCAAAGACTCTTCTTTGGATGATAAGATAAATTTTATAGAGAGTCTCACCTTTACTGATTTTCAGCTCACTGGTTATAATCACCACGGTACAATCAAGGCTAAGATGGCGGTTTAACTTTCTTTAGGGTCAGCATACTTGAATTGGACACAGTTTTATATCTTTCCCATATATCGGAGGGTAGGTTTTTTTTAGACACAGTTTCTCGGGTACATGGCCTGATACTAGAAGTTAGCATATGTTTTTTACTCAGCAGAACATCTTTACCCATCTTGTTCATAACTTTCATAACGTCTGTTCTTAGACTGTCGTACTCAGACTGGGCCTTGTCTCTTGCTACCTTTTTCTCATAGAAAACTATCAGCAGGTCATCTATATTATATTTACTGTCCATTATTCGTAATCGTGTATCTGATGTATGTATACTTTATCTACAATGGCTTTAGATCATATACTTTTGTGCGTATAATCTTATATAAATATATAAATTTGTATCAGTATATATACTGATACAAATTTATATATTTATGAGTCTCAACATTGATAATTTGTTCTATAAACACGTGTGGTATCTAGAAGAGAAAGACTTCAATAAGAAAGGAACATTCATAAACAAAGAAAAAAACCCCTACAACTACCCCATCGTTATTATGGTACAGGCCTCTTGGTGTGGTGCGTGTAAGGCGATGAGACCCTACTATGCAAAGTTCGCAGAGAAAGTCGACGATGATGATATGCCTATACTGGTAACTACCGCGGATACAGGAGAGAACCCACAGATGGTGGATCTGCTAGATACATTCGAAAACGTCGATATAAGAGCGTACCCGACACTTATCCTCTATGTAAACAATAAGGTATTTAAAGTCCAGGCGGGGGCTCTACAATCTGTAGATGATATAATGGCATTCTGTAGTGAACAGTAAGAACGATGACTAGATAGGTAATGACCAAGCGGACATCGTGTATACACACGATATAAAAAATTTGAGTAATTCCTCTTTTACACTAATCTATATAGACTAGTATAAATTAGTATAAAAAAATATCTAGAAAGATTTAAATATGGGTATATTCAATTTTTTCCCTTGGCTAAAGAATACGTATCCCAGTTGTGTCGAGGCTATATCCAAAGACTCTATATTTAGATACCCCGTTGACAACTTTATGATTGACGGCAACTGTATCTACCATCCCTGTACCCAAAAAGTGTATGGTAGTACAGGGGGTACCCTTCTTAGGAGTCACCCCCCTCCCGAATTAGACCACCTGGAACAGAAATGTTTTGAGTATATATGCGACACCATCGATAGTCTGATAAAATTTGTACGCCCCAGAAAAAGGTTTGTCATGTCCTCAGACGGGACCGCCCCCTTGGCAAAGCAGGTACAGCAGAGGTGTAGGAGGTTAAAGTCGAGCAAGGAGGTGTCTGCAGAACAGAGGAATGTATTTGACTCCAACTGTATGACACCTGGGACGGTCTTTATGGAAAGACTGTCCAAGTATATCAAGAATTATTTTGAAAACAAGTGCAACACCCCCCAGGATAGCAACAGCGTGTACAGAAACCTCACCATTGTTTTTACAGATGATACCGTACCGGGTGAAGGGGAAGCAAAGCTACTGGAGTATATCAGACTGCATAGGAGACATAAGAGGAAACAGTCGTGGTGTATCTACAGTGCGGATGCTGACCTGATCATGTTAGCACTTGCGAGTCAGGAAGAAAGATTCTACTTACTTAGAGATAACATCTACCAGTCTGTAAGTCCTGAATATTTCTCTGTTAACATAAAGGAACTCCGTAGCGACCTAGTGGCAACTGTGGTGGATATTGAAAACATATCTGACCTAACCAGTACACAGGAATATACCGTAATGAATGATTTCATTGTTATGTGTTTCCTGGCGGGTAACGATTTTCTACCATCTATTCCTACCATCGATATAAGGGATGGGGCTATAAACCTAATGCTGAAACTGTACAGAAAAAATAATTGTACCCTTACACACTATGATGGTAATAAGGTCCTTATCGACTGGGACGGACTGTATACCTTTATAGGGGTTCTGGCAGCCCATGAACAATCGATGATCAATAGGAGAGTAAACAGTACAAACTATCATAGATGCTATCCACTCCCACCCCTAGTAGCCAACACGTCAGAGGACGATACTAAAACAAACCTTGTCGTTGATCTAGAGGGTTTTCGAGGGGGGTACTACCTCTCCAAATTCAACATAGAAGTAGCTGACACTGGCAGTATCCAATCTGTCGTACATTCATTCTTGGAGGGTATGCAGTGGGTTATTACTTACTACTGTAATGGTCTTTCGGACTGGGGGTGGAAATACCCCCACCACTATGCCCCATTCCTCAAAGATATTAGGGACTATATCCCGTGCTATACCCAGC